TACAAGATCGCCAGCAACTTTACCAATACCCACGTTCCTTGTACCTGTCGTAAGAGTATCTAAAGCAGCTTTACCAACAGCAACATTATCTGCTGCGGTACAATCATTTAAAGATTCTCTACCAATTGCTACGTTAAAGTTTCCAGAGGCTGCTCCTAATGCCTCTTGTCCTACTGCCACACAACCACTCCCTGTCGTAATATTGTGTCCAGCTAAATAACCTACTGCTGTATTTTCTTCACCACCTGTTTGATCTCGTAAAGCACCTTGTCCTACAGCAGTATGTTTACCACCATTAGTACATGCTCCTAAAGCTGCTTCACCTACTCCTGTGTTATTATCTCCTGTGGTTAAAGCATCTAAACATTGATTACCTATTGCTGTTGTTCCTGTAACACTTGTGGCGACCAACATAGCGTTATAACCAAGTGCTGTATTATTGTCTCCAGTCAAAGCACCGCCCATTGCTTCTGTACCAATAGCAGTATTACCATTTGCAGTTGTTGCTCCATCTAATGCTTTATAACCTAAAGCTACGTTTTCATCACCAGTTGTTACAGAATCTGCTGCTTGATAACCTACAGCAGTATTAGAATGTCCTGTAGAGCCTGACTCTAAAGCACCATGACCTACTGCTACGCTATTGGAAGCAGTTGTATTAGCACCAAGAGCATTTCTTCCTACTGCTACGTTTGCAGCCCCTGTAGTGTTTGTAGTAAGTGCAATATCTCCTATGGCTGTGTTTGAATTAGCTGTAGTATTTGATACTAAAGCACTTGTACCAACCGCTACGTTAAGAGTTCCTGTAGTGTTTGCACCCAAAGCGTTCATTCCAACTGCTGTGTTGTCTGATGCTGTTGTGTTAGCACCTAAAGAGTTTCTACCAACAGCCGTGTTCCCAGCACCAGTAGTATTAACATCTAAAGAAGCGTTACCAACTGCTGTGTTATTGCTTGCGGTTGTATTATCACCTAAAGCATTAAAACCTATTGCTACGTTTCTTGCTCCTGTAGTGTTTGCTTCTAAAGCTGTAGCACCTATTCCAATATTACTACTACCTGTAGTGTTCGCTTTTAAAGCATCCAATCCAACAGCAGTATTGTTATCGGCAGTTGTATTTGCTGCTAAAGCATCTGCACCAACTGCGGTATTTCCAGCACCAGTTGTATTAGCCCCTATAGCGCCATCTCCAACTGCGGTATTGTTATTTGCTGTTGTATTTGCATCAAGAGCAGCAAAACCTACTGCTGTGTTGTTTGTTCCTGTGGTATTAGCTGTTAAAGCACCAGATCCGACTGCTGTGTTGTCTGATGCAATATTAGCTTTAAGTGCATCTAAACCTACTGCTGTGTTATTTGAATGTGTAGTAGCAGCACCTAAAGCATCAGGACCTATAGCTGTGTTACCTGAACCAGTAGTTACTTTATCTAATGCTCCAGCACCCATTCCTGTGTTGTTATCACCACTTGTAAGATCATCAAATACTTCATTACCAAAACCTGTATTGTTAGAAGCTGAATCTAGTGTGCCTGTTCCAGCATCGTTGCTAATAAGCATACTACCAACAAAATTTGTTTTAGGACCTGTTATGCCAGCAGTATTAACAGTTCCTGTTACAGCTAAATTGCCACCTACTGAGGCATCATCTGTAACTGTTAAATCGTCTTGTACTTTTAAATCTACTGTAGAAAGACTAGCAAAAGCATCTACTACCGCAGCTCCACTACCAGCACCATCTAGATAAACTGCTTTAGTATCTCCTGGAGGTATAGTTATATTGGCTCCAGAACCTTGTGAAATTATTATATTTTGCGAACCAGTAGTGCCGTTTTCAATAAACTGCATCCTACTTATAGTGTTAGGTGCAATCGTAATCGTACAGGCTGAATCTAATGTGCCTGTATATTTAAGATACATAGCTCTACCTGGGTCAGTTGCTCCGTCTGCTACTGTGGTAGTGTGAGTATCTGCGTTAGTAGTTATACCTTCGGTTCCAAAGCCTAAAGCTTCTCCGATCAGGCTTAAATTTGTATTTGTCGTATCGCCCCAAGTTCCTGACGCATCACCTGTCGCCATTTCATTGAGTCTTAAATCGTTTACGTATGAGCTTGCCATAATTTATATCTCCGCTTTGATTATATTACCTTTTTGTTGCATAGTTAAGCAACTTCTTCCCACCCTGGATTTTGTGAGTCTGACACTGAACTCCAAGTTGGATCTTGTGTATCAGTAACGCCTGTCCAACTTGGATCTTGTGTATCATCTACAGGGCCCCAAACTAATATTTGACTGATTGCTCCTGTCGCTTCTACCCCTGTTAAAGAAACAATTCCTTGTGCATTTATTACTACTGTTCCAACGACTCCTGTAGCAGCAAGTCCTGTAATACTTATATTGTTTACAGTGAAAATACCTAAACTTGATATTGCTCCTGTAGCCGCAACACCTGTTGGGAATACGTTAGCATCACATGTTACAGTCTCGTCGCCTAAGGATATTGTAGAAGCAGCACCCGAAACACCTGTTATTGCAGCTCCTGCGGTTATTACATTACCTAAAGCTGTTGTTCCTACTACACCTGTTTCTGTAACATTGGCATCCTCTCGTGTACTTAATGAGCCTAATCCACTTGTTGCTGCTAAACCTGTTTCGGTCACATTAGCAGCTCCCGTAGCCGTAAGACTATTTATTGCTCCTGTAGCAGATAAACCTGTTTCTGTTACAGTTGCCCCTGCAGAAACACTAATTGAGCCTAGTGCAGAAGTTCCTGCTAGACCTGTTTCTGTTATGTTGGCTTGCCCTGTAGCGGTAAGCGATCCAACAGAACCTGTACAAGTTACACCTGTTTCAGTTATGTTTGCGTCACAAACTACTGTTTCTGTACCTAACGCAGAAGTCCCTGCAACACCTGTAAGGCTTACAGCTACATTAACTACAGCGGGCTGACCCCATGGACCAGACCCCCAGGTACTTCTACCCCAACCTGCCATTAAAGTTTACGCTATTCTTATTACTGCGTTACTAGCGTCTGCTGCTGGGAACTGGATAGTAAAGCTTCCCGCAGTAGATGTTTTATCTCCACCAAAATCAAATACAGCAACAGCTGGATCACCTGAAGCAGTGTCGTTGTAAATCATACAACCTCTTGCAGTAATCGTTGCTGTTCCAAAAGTTAAATCAGCAAAATCAGTAAACGCTGTTGTTCCTGAAGATGTTGGGTTAATGTTGGTTAACGCTGCTCCACCTGAAGTATAGTTTGTTCCAGATGCTTGGTTTGTAGTTGTAAACGCTGTAGTGGCTGCAGTCATGGTTGCAGAACTTGTATATAACGCTAGTTTAAAAGTATTACCACCTGAAGCAAGAAAGTTATGTTTTGCTTCCAATAGTTCTTTTTTAAAGCTAGTGCACATTGCTTGTGTTATAGCCATTATAGTCTCCTAATAATATTAGCTAGGTCATGTTGACCTTGTTTTTCTAATTCATTACATATTGTACAAACGTGGTTTTTAACAGCCTCGTTCATATAATAAGTAATAACCTTTTTGCATGCCTCTCTAAAAGCATGTGCTTGTGCCCTAATGGGTGCAGGGGCTTCGTCGCTAATGGAAACTAATCTTTTAGTAGCCATTTCTGCAACTTCTTCTACAGTGTGCCCTCTGTTATTCGTTGTAGTAACTCCAAGGTTACCAACTTCTGTTTTTGAATCAAGTGAAAACATTAATATTCCTCTGGTTCTGGTGGTAAATCATTTCTGTCTATCATACCTATAAATTGTTTTTCTTCTTTCATTATATCAGACCATTTACATACACTCATCTTACCTTTGTCCATGTAAGTGATAACAGGATCTTCTAGCCTGTGATAACCGTATAGTTTTTCTTTTGTAGGAATGTCTGTTTCAAGAAGATTAGATCTTGGTGCAATAGAAACTTCTATATTATTCTCCATGCATTTAGCCAACCAAAACTCACAACAAGCTTTTCCTGATTCAGCAAAATGCATATTTGTTTTGTAAGTAAAATCTACACCAAACACAGTTAAGTGACTTACTTGATTCCATAACGCAAAAGCTATGGCATAAGCAACTGTATTATTAAAATAAGCGCACCCTAAATCTCCTATTAAAGGCCCTAACGGAAACTCCTCAGCAGCGGGTACGCGTTTATCTAATTCACAGGTGTATATTGGATATTTTATTTGTGGAAGATACTTCCGCATTATTTGAGTCATGCTACCCGCATCTTCTGTGTCTAAAAATCTCGACATTGGATCAAGAATAAAAGCCCTGTCTATTTCAGGTAAGACACTAACCATGGCGTTTATAGCCCATATTTCATCGAAAGCTAAGCTGTGTGTCCTGGACAAATGATAATCTATCTGGCTTTGGCCCATTGCTACAAGCGCAATGTTTTTACCTTTTAACTGTGAAAGTGGTTCTTCCAACATTAGGTGGTAGGAATACGAACTTGGTCGTACCTATACTGACTCTGTGTTCCTGCTCCTTCTGCAGTATTTTTTAATCTAGCCAAAGCATTCTCAAATCTTTGGTCATATGTAGCTATTTCTGCGGGATCCATTTTTAAAAATACAGCTGCTTCTGTTAAACATCCATATAATAAAGCTATAGGTGCATTGGTCGACAGCCAAGTTGATCCACTGTCTCCAGCTGCGGTTAACGATGCAGGCCTATAAAAATAATGTAACTCAAATGTGTAGTTGCTGTCAGGGGTAGGAGCAATAATAAAACTGTCACTATCAAATTCTGCATAATACTTTGGCCTACCTGTAACAGAACCTGTTGTTGCAGGTTTGTAAGATCGCATAAAACTAACTTGTTTTAAATTTAAAAAATAATACGTGTCACTGTCTATAACAGATAAACTAAAAGGAGCTAAAAAATCTGTAGGCATTCCTAAATAAGGAGTACCCGAAGTAGCTGTTCCAGTTACATTCTTTTTGAAATTATCTAGCCAAACACCTTTTAATATTCTTTCTTCGGCTTGTTCAATAATAGTATTTAAGGTATCAACAAAAGTTGTTTCAGAACTATCTACATAATTCTGTATTGTTGTTTTCAATTCGCTGTATGTAAA